GGTTCCTCAAAACCAAGATAAGCTTTTGGTATTCTTAAAGCAGTTACAAGTTTCTTTTGTATATATTCGATATCAGCAATCTCAGAAAGATTTGTACCACCAGGTAATGTCTCAATTGGCATTGTCTGTGTTGCATCTCTAACCGGGATAAAATAATCTTGATCCACGGCCATTTGATTAAATCTTAAATCAACATTACCGGTTTTATTATCAACAATTTGATCTCTTTTAAATTTGTTTGCAACACGTTGTACGTATGGTTCAACATCCTTATCATCCATATTACCAACAAACACTTTAAACACTCTTCTTTCTGGTGCTCTTGATGTACGATAAATTAACATCGCATCTTCGGCTAAAACTAATTGTTTCCAAATACGTCTAGCTTTTTCTAACATTGATGTTCCGTATGGAAGTTTTCTATCATCACCTAAAAGTCTAAAATGCGCGACTTCAAAGGTGTTAAATTCCATATTTTTTTCTTTCCATTTAAACCTTAAACCTTTTTCGTCTGGTTTTACTTCGGTGTTAGGAGTTTTTGGTGTCATACCACGTTCCAACCTTTCAATCTCAATATTAGGTAATTGTACAGCACCAATAATACCTTTTTCAGTATCAAGTTTTAAATACACAAAGTTATCACCATACTTACAAGTATTTCTAATCCACATTTGTAAATTAGTGTTAATATCAAGAGTATTGTTAAATAAATCCGCTAAAATACCTTTAATTCTTTTTGATTCTGAATAAATCTGTAATATGTGACCATCTTCATTTGGTGTTGTAGATTCTTCAGCATAAATGTCAAGTGCTGTAGATATTTCTGGAGTAAACTCCATAGATTCATAATCATAAAAAGCTGCCAATCTGGTTGGTTCGTAATAAATCGCTTGAGTGTATAAATTACTCTCAATTTTTGTCCATTGATTTGCTAAATATAAAGATTGTTGTGCTTGTAATTTTTCTTTTTCATACTCATTTCTATCTCTAGTTTTGAGTAATTCTTGTTTGTCAAACCGATATGTTGGTACATCTTGTCCTAATAGTGAATTTGGTCCAAATGCTTTATTTAATCTTTGCCAAACAGTTAGTTGATTTGTATTTTGTTCCATAATAATAATTTAATCTATAATTGTCAAATATAAATATTCATAAAACTTTTAATTTATTACTCACTATATTTTAAATATAAATCTTGACCAACATCAACATATATGTTGTAATCCACAATTACAGCGTCAATAATATTTTGGGTAGGAGTTGGTGTGGGTGTTGGGGTTGAAGTTGGTGTAGGAGTTAAGGTTGGTGTTAACGTAGGTATTGGTGTTGTCGTAGGTGTAGGTGTTTTTACCGGTTTATCTGTTGGTACTGGTAATGAACCTCTCTTATTTTGAAATGTTATTTGAAATACTTTTGATGATTGTATAGGTTCTCCAGGAACAATTAATCTTGACCCATTAAAAATTCTACCAGAAACTCTTCTTTTACCTAAACCCATATTTAATATTTTTATCTTTTACCACCAAACAACCAACCATATTTAATATAGTCGTCTTTTGATGGTCCGGAATTCATTTTATTTCTTTCTGACATCATATGTGTATTTGGTAATACTGGATCAAAATGAAGTTGTTTACCAACCGAATCATTATTTGATACTGTCCAAGACTCAATCATCATTTTTGTTTTCTCAACAACTTTTTCTAGCTTTTGGAATGAGGATTCACCAACATAAATAGCCATTGATATTCCCATTATAAGGTCATCGTGTTGTCCTTTTTGGTGATCTGGTCTTCCATTAACATAAATAAAAGTGTTCATTTCATTATACAACCTAGAACTCCTAATTTTAAACTTATGTCTAACATATTCTTCAAATGCGGCAATAATTTGAACCCTTTTGTTATTAAAATTTATACCGGGAATTTTGTCTTGAGCTTTAGCGTTGTATGACCAAATATTTGTTGTGTCAACACCATCAATATATAAATTTTTATAACCTAATTCTTGCATTTTTCTAACTGTTGTAATTCCCATACCACCGGTAATATCGACAACACAAAATGCGTTATACATTAATCCCCATTTATAAGCAATTTCAGCTAAAGAATCTGGTGGGATTTTCCCAACGTACTCTAAAACTTGTTCTCTATCATCAAAATCAATGATTTGAATAGATGAAAAATCTTCACTATCACCACGAGAAACGTCAACACCCATAATATATTTGTGACCTTCAATTGGTTCTTTCCACATCCATAATGAATTTCCCATCATTTTATTTGGTGGATCCTGTATTGTGTTTTCTTTAATATATTCTAGTTGTTTTGAATCAAATACGTTATCACCGGACCCAAGAAATTCACAGTTAAGCTCTTGGTTTATTTTCCTTTTATCATATTTAAGTTTTTTAACCATTTTCTCATACCAAGTAGAACATGGTTTGTATCCTTTTGCAAAATATTCTTTTATTACATCATAATCCCTTTCATATGGGTCTGTATCTTCAAATGAGATATTACCAGAATGGTCTTTTTCATCTTTATTTAAAAGATAATCAACCATATCTTCCGTTGGGACTAAAAATAAATCTTTTGAGTATCTTGGATCTTTCCACCAAAACATTTCAGAAATTTTAAAGTTATTAACACCTCTTACAGCTTGGTCATATATTTCATAATAAATTGGGTCATATCCATTTGGTGTTGATACAACGATTACTTTACCACCGGTAGATAGTGATGCCATACAAGCAGCCCAGAAATCACCATCAGCTTCGATAAACGCGGCCTCATCAAAAACAAGAATTGTTGGTGTATAACCCCTTAACGCATCTCGTGATGTTGCTACCGCTTTTACTTCACAACCATTTGTTAATTTATAATGTCTTTGTGAATTTTTATCTGCGGAAAATCCAGCACCAACCCATTTTGGCCATTGATCAACAAAAGCTCTAATTTTATTTGCCATCTCCATTGATGTATCAAGTTTGTTGGCAATAATTAGAATTTTTTCTGGTTGTTCTTTTTTTGCAAATACAAGTCTTTTTGAAATCCAAGCAGCGGTTACCGTTGATACACCGGCTTGACGATATTTTAACGCGATATTTTCCTCATATTCTTCATAATCCCTTAATAAAGAAACCTGATCTGGGAATAATTCCAATGGTACATATCTTGATACCGTATTATCATATGTTTGTAAATATGTTTTTAGTGCATATGGGGTATCCCTCATACACTTCACATATTCCAACATTACTTGTTCTTTTGTTAAAGCCATAAAGATATTTTAATATAAATATCAAAACCCCCAGTTATTTTCATAAAAGGGGGTTTAATCTTATTTTAATATTTTATATTACAATCCTAATCTAGTTAAAATATCATCATCTTCGTCCTCATCTTCATAGTCATCATCATCATCATCTTCTTTATATTTTTTATATTCAGCTTTTGCTTTTTGTAATAATTCATTAAATTTTTTAACAACTTTATCATTATCTGATTTTTCATCAGAAATAACATTTGCAATTACATCTTTTAAAAATTCTTCAGCCGGAATACTATAAAGTAATTGTTCAAAAAACGGAACATATTTTTTTCCTTCTTGATCCAATGTTAATTCATCCGGTAATAAAGTTCTTAATTTTCTTACCAATTCACCACCAACACGGAAATTCATTGGTTCATTTTGCATTGTATCTGTTTGTGAAATAACTTGTGTTGCCATTTCTGGGTCCATATCTTTCCATTGTGCTCTTGACTGAATCATTGAGAATGATTTAAATAATTCGTGAAGTAAAATTGGAAATATTATTCCGTTAGCGTAATATGTGTCATTACTATCTTCCTCACCACCTTGGTCTTCATCATCATCGTCGTCATCATTTTCGTTCATTTTACCAGCGGCACCAGCGGCGTTTCCACCCAAAGCTTCAATTAAATCTTCATCAGTGAAATACATTAAATCATTTGCACCCATAATTTTATTATATAGTGGATATAGTCCTGGATCAATTGCGTCTAATCTATCTTTAAACATTTGGTAAGCAAATTGTCCACGTTTTCCTTTACCCATTATAATCGCATTGATAACGTTTCTTTTTTCAATCTCCAATTGTTTTTGTTCTTCTGGTGTCAATTCATCAATATCAAAAGAAAAATTTGGAGGTAATGGTAATTTTTGATTTTCTTTTGGTTTCATTTGGAAAATACTTGGGTCAATACCTTGTTCACCCAGAAATGTTAACATATTAACAAAATCAAATTCATAAACAACACCACCTTGTTTTCTGTTTTTTAAAACAAGACCCTCCTCAATCGCTTGTTCCAGAGTTTTATTATATGGCATCCACCCTTCTTCTTTTGCTGCAATCTCAACAGCTAAGTCTCTTAATTGTTCACGATAACGAGGTTCCATTTGCATAACTTGTCTAACGGACCTCATTTGTTCCATTTGAATTGCTCCTTTTATCATTGGGTCTGTTACATTCCTTTCAGTACCATAATATCTTTTAACGTAATCTACAATTTCTTTAAACCTTTTACCGGTTAATTTCTCAACATCTGAAACACCTTTCTTAAACGCTCTATTTTTTGCATAAATTCCTTCAGGGTCCTCAATTCTTTGTTGAGTCCTTGGGTGCATTCTTTCAGGATAATCACCATAATCTATTGGTGCTTCTTTTACAATTTTTCTTATAAAGTTTTCTAATTCTCTTTTTCCCATTTTACTTATTTAATATTGATGTTAATACCGACATAAAGTCATTTTTTTGATCTTCCGCTTTTGGGTTTTCTTTAACACCCGGATTTGGGTCCTTAAAAGGGTTGCCCTTTCTTCTAGTAGGTGTTTTTGTACCTGGTTTTGTTGGTGCTTGTTTTTCCTTTGTACTCGCCTTTGGTTTTTCCTCAACTCCCGGATTTGGGTCCTTAAATGGGTTTTTTCTTCTACCCGGTGACTTTGTTCCCGGTTTTGTTTTTGTTCTTTCTTTTTCTTTTGTGTTTTCCTTCATCTCAAAAGAATTAATTTTACCAACCGGTGTTTTCAACTCCATACCTTCGTTTTCTGAAAACATAGTATTTTTCTTTGGTGATTTCAACATAAACTTTTCAGAACTATTAACCTTTTCTTGAATTGTTTTTAACAAATCACCCTTTGTCATACTTGGTTCAATATGTTTTTCAATCATCTCAAAAATTCTATTTTCCAAATATTGTTCGTAATTTTCATCAGTTCTTTTTTTAGTTTTTCTTTTTCTATATTTTACGGTTTTTTCTGGGTGTAATTTTTCTGGCATTTTTTTGTAATCCATTTTTTTTGTTGATGCTGCAAATTCATCTCTCATTTTACACCATTTTTTTTCTTCTTTTGTTTTTCCAGCACCACACTTAACAAAAAATAATTTTTGCTG